TCAACGCCGCACCCGGCGCTCCATGATCGCGACGGCGTCGGCGAGGTAGTGCGGGCTATGATGCCAGTAGGTCCGCTCGATCGTCGCCGCCGACGTGCCGAAATATGCGGCGGCGGTTTCCAGCTTCATGCCGTTCTCGATCGCCCATGAAATCGCTGTGTGCTTGAGCGTGTGCGGGGTCGGTGCCCAGCTGAGGCCCGCTGCCGTGACCGTCGACCGCCATGCGGTCTTGATAGAACCGACGCGCAAGCCGCGCCATTCGACGGCCCAGACCTGACCCGAAGCGCGCCAGCGCCGGGCGTGCGCCAGAAGCGGGCGCGGGATCGGGGCAGGGGTGCGGCGCTTTGCGCTGTCGGTCTCGCCCGTGCCGCGCCGATAGAGCACGCCGCGCTCCAGATCGAACCAGCCGCCCTTTGCGTTCGGCCCATGCAGGCAGAGCGCCAGCGTCGCGTCGCGCCGGGTGCCGGTGTAGAGGCTGACAAGGATAAACCGCGCGATGTGCTCCGCACCGATCGAGCGAGCCGCCCGAATCAGCTTTGCTGCCTCGGCGCGGGTGAGGGCGCGCCCTGTGGTCTCGGGCTTGGGTGGCAGGGTGACGCGCGGCGCGGCCAGCGTGTGACCCTCGGCGGCGCAGTAGTTCACTGCCGCTTGCAGGGTGCCCAACTCTTTGCGCACGGTGCCGGGTGCGGCAGGCCGGTGTCCGACCACGCGCCGCCCGGTGCCCTTTTCCAGCTGCGGGCCGTAAATTGGCACGGTGCGCGATTTGGCGTAGCGGCGGCAGGTCTCTGCCTTGATTGCTGTCAGCGGAAGCGCCCCCCAGAACGGCAGAAGCGCCGAACACGCGTGTGCGATACGAACCGGGTCGCGTGTCGTTGGTGCGTGCTCCTGGGCGTAAATGTCCAGCGCGTCGCTGATCAGGAAGTCGCTGGCCGCAACGGGACTACTCCCGCGCGCGTCGCGCTGCTTTTGGGCAATGTACCCCGCGAGGATTGTTTCAGCCTGTCGAAGGTCGCTTGTGCCCGTTGAATGCTCGGCTGCGCCTGTGTCAAGGATGACATAGACGCCTGTTCGGCCTTTACGGCGTCTGAGATAGAGGCGGGGGCCTTTGCTGGGCTGCGGCATTTTTCAATCAGTTCCTTCAATTCATCGGCGGGAATGCGTTTGGCGCGGCCAAAGGCAACGAGGTGGCCGGTTTCTTCGGCAACGCGCAGCAGAGTTTTTTCAGGCACGCCCAGCAGGTGCGCGGCCTCGGCGGCGGTTAAGAGTTTGGGGATTGCGGTCATTGCGGGTCGCTCCACGGTCAGCCGCCCTCGGCGGGAAGTGATAGGTCGCCGGAGGCGGGGCGGTCACTTTGGGTTCTTGGGAATGGGCTCAGGTCATGCCGAGCGCGGTTTTGTAGAGGTCAAGGACCGCTTCTTCTTCGGCTATGTCGTCGGGGTCGCGTTTGCGCAGGGCGATGATCATGCGCAAAACTTTGACGTCGTAGCCGCGTCCTTTGCCCTCGGCCATGACTTCCTTCTGCTGGTCGGCAATGTCCTTTTTCTCTGTCTCAAGGGTTTCGTACCGCTCGATGAATTGGCGCAGTTCCTCGGCGGTGGCGTCATAGGCGGGCTGCGCTGCGGCGGCGAAATCGGCGTCATGCTTCATCGGAGGTTTTCCGATCCGTGCGGCTTTGGCGGCTTTGTCTGGGTCGTGGAAAAACGCGACTTCGCCGACGGGTAATTGCAGGACTTGGGCTGTCATGGGTCAGCCTGTCTTGCGGGCGCTGCGCGTGATCCACGCGGCGGTGAAAAAGCCGATGCCCGCGCCGAAACCGCCGGTCAGGGCGACGACAAACACAGGCAGGAGGTTGGTCAGAAAATCGGGGGGCATGGGGCCTCGCTGGGCTGAGGGTTGCACGGCTGGGATGATCAGCGGGGCGCGGCGATGCGCCCGCGCCATGCGTCAAATTCAGTGGTCAGGGCATCAAAGCGTGCCAGCGCCCCGGCGTCGGTGTCGAGGTCTTTGCGGCTGGCGATCTGGCATTCGCGGCGCAGGAAGTGGGCGGCGGCGGTGCTGGTGAACTGTGCCCCGCTCAAGCCGCTGCGTTCACCGGCAAAGCGCTGAAACGCGCTGTCGCTGCACAGGATGCCCGCACGTCGGGCGTGCGCCTTGGCCGGGTCAGCCATGGGCTGCGGCCCAGTAGAGGCGCGATACGACGTCGCCCCGGTTCCAGTCGGCGGCGATCAACGCGCCCGAGCTGGTAAGCGCGACAAGCTGCGGGGCGACCTTGCCGATTGCGCGCGCCGATTTGGTTTTCGCAAAAAGATAGCGGCAGACCTTGTCGGTGGTGGCCGGTTCGCGCCGGGTCACGCTGCATGTCACCGGCCACCATTGCGGACGCCCCGCCAAATCGCGGGCGTTGATCGCGCGCACGGCGTCAAGGATCTCGCTGTCGGAAATGCTGGTCATGTCCAGCAAGGCCCGTGCCGCGCCCAAGGGCGTACGCCGCCAAATGGACGGGCGGTTAGTCCCGCTGCTCTGCGCGCCCGCGCGGGCAACCAGCCCCAACTTGCGCAGGCGATAAAGCGTATCGGTCACTTGCTCTTTCGTCGGCTGGTCGACGGCCAGCGTTGCCAGGATCGCGTCGGGGGTGCTTGTGCTCTGACCGATGGCGTGCAGCACGCGCAGCGCCCGGCGGGTAAGGCTGCGCGAAAGCTCGGGCGCGTCCATCGGCAGCGCGTCGGGGTCGAGGGTTTGAAAGGTCAGCCCGATTGCCTCGGCCAGCGCACGCGAGGCGGGGGCGGCGAGCGGGACGCCATGCAGGCCGCGCACCTGGATCATTGCGCTGCCTTCCGGCTGGAGCAAAACACAACGCGCGCGGCGTTGCGGTCGCGGCGCGCGCGCAGGGCAACGCACCAACTGATCCAGCGCTTAAGGGCAGCGGGATCGGCGAGGATGGTTTGCAGGTCGTTGGGTTTGGTCATGGTCTCGCCTCTCACGGTTGATGTGAGGGGAGAATATGGAGAAAAACTCCACCGTCAACACAAAAGTGGATAAAAAATCTATTTACAGAACGGAAAGGGAACGGCACAAGCTACATCTGGAGGATGAGTGAGTGCCCTACAAGTTGAGTGATATGGTTGTGCTGATGATAGCGCGTTTGACGCGCTGCAGGGTCGCTACGGCCTATAGGGTCGTACGGTGGCTGTGCATCAAGCTAAGAATTTCCGGTCGGTGAGCAAGTGGCACGTCGGCTAAATCGCCACGGTAGATGAAGTCCAGACCGAAGCCAAAAAGCTCTGCTATTCGTTCTGCAACAGCAATATCAAGACCGGCAGTTCCCTTCTCGATCTTGGTAAGCGAGCTACGATCGACGCTGACCGCTTCGGAAAACTCTGCTTTCGACATGCCCAAGTGTTCGCGGATCGCGAACACCCTGGGTGCCACCTGGTCCGGTCTGGACCGTCGCTCGATGAGAGAGGATGCGAGTTTTGACATGACTGCATCGTGGCTACTTATGGAATAAATCTCCACTGGTGTTTTCTCCATCTTGACGGATGGATCTTTTCTCCATTATTTCAGGTGAATGGAAAAAAGATCCGCAGACCAGATTGGGTCAGTTCGCTGTCTGATCGGCCTTTGGCCGACCCGTCGCGCTTTGGGCGATGACTTGGGAGTTCAGGCGGAACGGGTCCACAAGTGGGCGCAGGCGAATTCGATCCCGCCGCGCTACCAGCAAGGCGTTATTGAGGCGGCGCGTCGGCGTGGGTTCCCTATGGTTTCTGCCGAGTTGATCGTTGCCCTGCACGCGGTTGGGGTAGGCGAGCAAAGTGGTGCCGCATGATTGGGGTGCAGCCATTTAATGTCCGTTCCGCTGCGGGGTTAGCCTCGCTGCCAAAGCGTTTGAAGTTGGGCAACGAAGAGTGCGGTTTGCGCAAGGTCGCTTTGGTATTGAGTGGCGCACGCTGCCACAAACTTCCGGTCGACTACACTGCGTCTTTGGGTAGTTGCGCCGCGCCTTTGCGACGGTGCGATCTGACTTCGCGCTTGGGCAGCAAATGTGTCGGGCGGTGGCGCAACGCAGCACTCGCGTGGACGTCGCGTCATGGCAGGTCGGACGGCAATACGATCGGCGTGTCATTTCCATACCGCGACACTGCCACGCGCGACGCCGCGAAAACACGCGAAACCCCCCGTGAAATCTTCACAAGAAAGGCCCGGTCATGACCCGCCCCTCTCGCCCCGGAACCATCCAAGACGCCGTGCGCCGCGCTTATGTGGCGGTCGGGGGTGTTGAAAACGCCGCTGCCGATATGGGGCTGTCGCTGTCGTCGGCGTCTTACGGCACCGAGTTGCGCGAGGATCGCCCCGGCGGGCTGGGGGTCAATTATCTGGACCGCCTCGGGCGCGTCGACGTCGCCGCCGCGCTGCCGGTTGCGCAGCACTTCGCCACGCTGGCGGGCGGGGTGTTCCAGCCGATCGACTGGTCGGGACCGATTGCCGGGGGTGTCCATACCCTGACGCGCGAGTTTTCCGACGTGTTGCAGGTCCATGCCGAGGCGCATTCGTCGACCTCGGGCGATCCTGCCGACTACACGCCCGAGGAAGCGCGCCGCCAGATCTGCGAGATTGACGAACTGGTCGGCGCAGCCCTGCGGCTGCGCGCGGCCATGGTCGCAAAGGCGGGGGGCGCGGCATGATGTGCGCCCTTCGTCCCAAGAATTCCGTCGGGGGTGTCCTTGCCTCTGGCGGGGTGCCGTGCCGGTATTTTCCGGTTCACTGCCTCAACTGCCCCCGGCCTTGTGCCGGGGGGCTTTTGGTGGGGGTTGTCTGATGAAGGGCAACCAATGGAATGCTGCCGACGCTGATTTTCGGGATCAGGACATTCTGACCGCTGCCGTCAAGGCGGATGACAGCAAGCCGCGGTATGACCTTATCCCGCCCGAGGCGCTGGAGGCGCTGGCCGAAATCCTGACCTTTGGCGCGGCGAAATATGCGCCTCGAAACTGGGAATGCGGTTTCCGTTGGGGACGGGTCTTTGCCGCGTTGATGCGGCACCTTTGGGCGTGGTGGGCACGCTCTGGACCCGACGCTGAAACGGGGCGCTCACACCTGTGGCACGCGCTGGCGTGTCTGGTGTTCCTGATCGCCTTTGAGGCGCGCGCCACGGGCGAGGATGATCGCCCATGACCGCAAACCCTGCAAATGGCCTGTTCAACGCCCGCCGTCCGCGCATCGCCGAGGGCGGCATGTTCGCCGATCTGCCGCAAGCCGGGCGTCCTGTCGCCCGCGACCCGCTCGATTTCGACCCGACGCCCGATTATGCGACCGCGCCTTTCATTGCCGCCGAGGGCGACGCGATCCGCAAGCATACGGCGCAGGGCATGCCGATCTGGGAAACCGCTGTCGGGCGCGGGGATCTGGCCGGGCCGCTGATCGCGGCGGGGTTCGACGTGGTCGGCTCTGATCTGGTCGACCGGGGTTTTCCCGGCGTGGCGCTGCAATCGTTCTTTGATTTCACGTCCGCAACTGCGCTGTCGCCCGTGCAGATCACAAACCCGCCTTTCGGTGAAATCAGCGCGCGCGACGGCAAGGGCCGCTGGCTGCGGCACGCCTTCAATTTGGGCGCGCGCTACGTCGCGCTCTTGCTCGGGTCGGAATGGGCACAAGCGCGGATCAATGGCTTTGACGCGTTGTTCCACGATCACCCGCCGTCGATCGAATACGTCTGCTGTTTTCGGATCGACTTTCGCGGCGGCGGTGCTCCGCCGCAGTCAAATTCTTGGTTTGTTTGGGACGTGAACCGCCCGCCGCTTGGCCCGCACGAATGGCGCAAGCGGCGGCTGTTCCGTGAGGTCGCCGACGGGCGGCAGGGGGCACTTGATGTTTGAATGGGTCGAGACGGTCAAGGATTTCGCGTCGTTGCTGGATCTGATGCAGTCGCCCGCGCTGTGTGGCGACTGGACCTGCGAAGATGATCGCAAGCTGGTCGTCGGTGTCCTGCGGGGCAATGGGTTTGCTGGTGCGGTTGCGGAGACGGGCCGATCAGAGATCGCCTGCCGGGGCCGCTGGGATGCGATCTACCCGCCGGAACTGCGCTCGATCAAGCGGCAGGAAGTCTTGCGCCGGTTGGTTGAGGACCGCGCGGTGCGTGCGTTGGAAAAAGCCGCGCAGCGCGCCGACGGCACGGGGGCCGGGGCGTGACCATACAGGCAGAGGCGGTCGCGGATGCAGTGGCACCGCATTTTGACGTGGAAGCTTTTGCCGATTTCGCCTTTGCGGAATTGCTGGCCTGCCCGCTGGGCGAGCCGGGCCGGTGTCAAAACCCCGACTGTCAGCGGCCTTTCGATCTGCGGCGCGACTGGCAGCGGTATTGCTCCGACGCCTGCCGCGCAGCCGACAAGAAGGAATTCCGCCGCGTCGGCCTCAAGGCTGCGCCCGCTCTGCTGGCGCACCGGCTGGGAAAGTATGAAACCCGCGACCCCGCCTTGCGTGCCCTGTCAGCGGCAGCGCGCCGCTACCTGGGCGAGTTGCAAACACACTGGCTGCGCTGCCGTCGGGCGCGGGCCGAGGAAGCGAAAGGGAGGTTCAATGCTTGAGATTCTGCCAAAGAGCGGCGGCGCTGTTTCGCGCGTCAAGGCCACTTGTTACGACTGCCAGCGTGGCGAGGTCATCCCGTGCGAAATAACGCGCGGGTCGGGTGGTGTCTGGAGCGCCAATGAAGGGCAAGCGCACGCGAAGTTGCGGGCTCAGGGGTGGTCAATCGTCAAAGGAAAGCTGCGGTGTATGACGTGTGAAGCGAAACGAAAGGCGGGCAACGCGCCGCCTGTGCCCGTTGCGGTTCAAGCCGTCGCGGGGACTGACAAGGGGCCGACGCGTGAACAAAAGCGCGAAATCCTGGAACTGTTGCAGGTGTCCTATGACGCCGACGCCGGGCGCTATCGAGGAGCGGACACCGACGGCACCGTTGCCGAGGCGGTGCGCGGCGCTCTGCCCGGTTGGGTTGCCGACCTGCGCGCCGAGTTTTTCGGTGAAGGCGGCGGCAATGAGGCAGCGGGCCAATACGCGGATGATTTGGCCGCATTGCGCCAGCGCTGTTCCGACGCATTCGCTGCGGTCGAGGCTGACTTTGAAGCGCTGAAAGGCAAGGTCGATCAGGTGCGCGCCGTTCGGGACGATCTGGCGAAACTTGAGGTACGCTTTGCGTCGCTGGCAAAAAGCTTCGATCGCCGCGTCGGCGCGAAAGTTGGGGGCGGAAGATGATGGCTCGCCTTGCCAGCGTCGGGAATGATGGGTTGCCGGAATATCCTATTCCGCGCGATCAGCGGCTGCCGACACACTTCTTTTTCCCGCTTCAATTCAATCGCTGGCTCAATTCGAGCCTTCACCTAAAGGGGTCGTACGAGGTCCAGGGCATGGCGACGGCCCTGTTTTGCATCGCCCAAAACCAAACGCCGGTCGGGTCACTGCCTTGCGACGATATGATGCTCGCACGCCTGCTGCGGGTCGAGGAATCTAAATGGCGCGACATGTGCCGCGCTGCGATTTCGCCCCTGCATGGCTGGGAGCGCTGCACCTCTGAGGGGGAGGTGCGCTGGATGCACCCTGTTGTGATCGAGGTGCTGGACGACGTGTTTACCCGCCGAGAGGCTCGCACCCTCTCTGCGCAGAGCCGAGCCCGCGAAAAGCGCATCGAGCGGATGGTAAGCACGTTTCGGGGTATGTCCATGCCAGAGGCATTTCTACAGGACCGCGCTGCGATTGAGGCGATCGAGGACTACTTGGAGGCCACTTGCCGGGGCAACCGCACGCCAGCCGTTTATGGGCGCGCTGTGAAGTGGGCCAGTGAGCAAGGGCTTCTTAATGGGGGTCGTGTAAGAACAAGGGCTTAGCCGAGTTTTTGTCGCACTTCTGTCGCAGCGACAGTTTGGACTGTCGCAACGACAGTTTTGGACTGAATTGCGACAGTCCTGCGCACAAGCACAAGCACAAACACATACACAAACACAGAAGACAGAACCGGGCAAAATCGACCGGCTAAACTGTGGATAACTGCGGAACGGTCGAGAAAGAGGAATTGAGAAAGACTGAGTTCGGGCGGATGCAACAAGAAAAAATAAGAAAAGAAACTGGCGGGAACCGAGATTGACCAACCGACACGGCGAGAGGTGCAACGGATTTGGCTTAGAAAACGAGGGAATAACGATGGACGCTGAGGCACAAAAGGCGGGCGAGAAAAGGGTTAAGGACTGTCTGATCGACCCGCTGGTCGGGCTGGGGCTGCTGCGCCCGGCGGGAATGAAGGTCGATCAGTTTGACGCCATGCGCGAGGAGCTGGCGCGCAAGCTGGCGTATATGAGCGCCGCCAATCTGGCCGCGCTGGCCGAGCAGATAACCTCGCGCCCCCCAGGCAAGGGGTCTGACCGCTGGCCTGCTGGCCCGCTGGTCCTGCAATGGGGGATCGCTATTCAAGCGCCGCCTGATGATGCGTCGCCCTTGCTGCGCGCGATCTTTGCGCACGCCACCGGGCAAGAGGCGATCGCGGCGGGCTATGCGCCGGAACTGCTGGTCTGGGCCAAGAAGAACCGGGCCTTCCCGAAATCATTTGCGGTCAAGACGATCCGCGACGGTGCCGACAAGGCCATGCGGCGGGCGGCGGACCTTGAACGCATCGAGCGCGGTGGCGAGGCGCTGACCGCCGAGGAAACCGTATGGCTTGAGCGCCGCCGGGCCGCGACCGAAAAGTGCCGGAAGATCGGCGCGCTGTCGTTGGAGTGCGCGCATGAAGATTAAGCGGCGCACGCCTGCGAATGCGGTCAGCGACGGCGGCAAGCTGGTGAACACGCGCACGGTGGTGCCGCCCGAGATCGCGCATATCGTGACGCCCGCCCCGGCGCGGGGCCTGCTGGTGGTCGGACGTGAGCGCCGCGCGGATGGGCCGGGCTATGTGAACGGGCCTGACGACGACGGAACGCGCCTGCGCCTGGGCGACGTGTTCGATCGGATGGAAAGCGACGCGATCCGTCACGATGTTCCGTTTTTCCTCACGCCCGGTCAGGTCTCGGCGGGTCGGCGCTTTCGCGACACGGTCGAAGGCTATTCGGCGGGGCTGTCGCCCAAGTCGGCGCTCGCGTCCATGCAGCCGCATAGCGGGGGCGGATCGGGGACCATGTCGGCGATGGATTGGCACCTGATGGCGGGGCGGCGCTATGACGGCGCGGTCAACGCGATCGGGCACGGGGTCTCGCTTGCCGTGCGCCGTGTTCGACCGTCGACGCGGGGCGGGCCGGATCGGCGGTCAATCACCGATCGGGCGTTGGTCGACGCGGTTGCGCTGCACGATCTGCCCTTGGAAGCGGTGCTTGTGTCGCATGGTTGGGCAAAGAATGGCGTTTCAACTGCCGCGCTCAAGAAGGCGCTGTCAGCGGCACTGGAAAGGCTGCGTGACGTTTTGTGAAAAAAGGGCGTTGCCCCCTTAAGTCACTTGCAGCTACAAGAACTCCCAAGATGACCAATCACGCCCGCACCGGACCCCCGGCGCGGGCGTTGTCATGTCCGCGAGGTGCCCGCCGTGTTCAAGATGGCCGTCGATGCCTCCGATTTCCTTAAGCGCACCGGCGATCTGATGAACCGGGATCTGTCCATTATCGAGACATGGGCATTGAACTGGACAGCGGACGAAGCTGTCGACGCGCTGAAGCACCGTATGAGCGTTGTTTTTGATCGGCCCACAAAGGCGATTGCGGGCGTTGCCGGAAATCCGAAAACGGGTGCGTTCTATGTGTGGCGTGCCCGGAAATCGACGCGCGAGGCGGTGATTGAAGAGCGCGGCGCTCTGAAGAAGAAGCACTTCCTGAAGGTGCAGAACCAAGGCGGGCCACGTCCGCAAACGGCGCTTGAGAAGCTGGTAGAGGCGCGGGTTGTCTCGGCACAGATCCTGCGGGCCGTTGTTCCAGCCTCGGGCGCTAAATTGAATTCTTACGGCAACTGGTCGCCGGGTGAGCGCAACCAAGCCCTCTCCGAAATCGGGGCACAGCGTCAAGACATGCGTCGGGGCGCAACTGCAAACGCGACGGCTCAATCCATAGCGCGAGCACGGAAACGCGGTAGGGCATCGTATTTCGTGCCAACGAACGGCGGGCTATCGCCCGGCATCTGGAAGCGGACTCGCAAGGGCGATTTGTCCAAGGTCGCGCATTTTGTGGATCACGCGCCGCGATACACGCCGCTGCTGAATTTCGAGGGCGTGATCTCGCGGATTTATACAGAGCGTTTGGAAATCAATCTGCGTCGCGCCTTTGAACGCGCGATGAAGAACCCGCGCTGACCCGCATCCCCCCCGGTTTGGGTCCTTCCCGCCGAAACCCTGCACGCGGGTAATTCGCGCCCCGGTTCGGGTGGGGGCTGGGTGATCCGGTGGGGTGTGAATAGGGGTTGTGATTGGGCAATGGCTGAAACCGAAACCCCGGCGCTGTTGCCGGTCGACGTCGCTGACGATCTGCGCGCCATGCTGGCTGCATTCCCTCTGCCCGAGGGTGTCGCCGACGCCGACATGAACCAGGAAGAGATTGCGCAGGCGATCAGCAAGACGGTCAACACGGTCGCGAAGTGGACGCGCGCCGGAATGCCGGTTGTGCAAGAGGGCGGGCAGGGCCGTTCTTATGTCTACCGGCTGTCGCATTGCTGGGCGTGGGTCAACGATCGCGAGGCCCGAGAAAAGGCAGCTTCGGCGCATAACGCCGCGCAGGTCACGGCGTTGCAGGCGCATTTCCTGGGCGTCGACGTCGCGCAACCCGAGGCGACGCTGACGCCAAAGGAACGCAAGGAAATGGCGATGGCCTCGGTTGCCTGGGATCAGGCGGCACGGCTCAAGCGGTCACTGGTGCCGCTCGATGAGGTGATCGACCTGTGCGACGCGCTGCTGACGATCGTGCGCGAGGGGCTGGACGGTCTGTCTGATCGTTTGGAGCGCGAGCTTGGCCTGACGCCGTCGCAGGCCGGTGCCGTGCAACGGGCCTCGGCGGATGCGATCAACGCCATGCGGGTGCGGATCGAGGACGCCGAGCTGGCCGAGCGCGACGGCGGCGACGGGTTCGTGTGATGGGCGACCCTCGCGTGATCAGGGAAGCGGCGCGATTGGAGACGATCAAGCCGCTGCCGCCCTATGCCAGCGCGCGCGCCGCCCTGCGCCGGGCCTTGCCCGCGTTGACGCCGCCCGAGCTGATCTCGGTCACGGATGCCGCCGAGAAGTATATGCGGGTTTATACCGGCGGGCAGTGGCAACCGTACCGGCGCGCCGACGCGCCCTACATGGTCGAGCCGCAGGACACGACCGTGTCGCGGGACTATGCGGCGACGGTGTTTTGCGGGCCGTCGCAGTCGGGCAAGACGCTGATGCTGCAAGCGGCGTCGGTTCACGCGGTTTGTTCGCAGCCGTCGCGGGTGGCGCTGTTTCAGATGACCCGCGAAGCAGCGGCGGAATTCGAGCGCAACAAATGGTCGCCGATGGTGCGCAACTCGCCCGACGTCGCCAAGCGCCGGGACGCGGGCAGGGGCGCTGATAACCAGTATTCAAAGCGGTTTATCGGCGGCACCGAGTTGACCTTTGACTGGCCGACCGCGACCAAACTTGCCAGCTTCACCGGGCGGCTGGTGATGGGCACCGACTTTGACCGCTGGGCGGACTCGATCGACGGCGAGGGGTCGGGCTATGTGATGATGCGGGCGCGCACCCGCACGCTGCGCTCGCGCGGCTCGGTGGTGATCGAGTCGTCGCCGGGTCGGGCGATCACGGATGAATCGTGGCGCGCCAAGACGCCGCACGATGCGCCGCCGGTCGCGGGTGGCGTTCTGAGCCTCTATCCGGCGGGCACGCGGGGGCGGTGGTACTGGCCTTGCCCTGAGTGCGGGGCGTTCTTTGAGCCGACCTTTGCGCGGCTGCGGTGGGCTGAAAGCAACGATCCGGCGGAATGCGGGGCCACGGCGCAGATGATCTGCCCGCATTGCCGCGAGGGTTTCGGGCATGAGCTTAAGGGCGAGTTGAACACGGCGGGCCGCTGGCTGCATGAGGCCGCGAACGGGCGCGATCTGGTGCGCCTCGGCGATCCCGCGATCCGCCGCACCGACATGGCGTCGTACTGGCTGGACGGCGCGGCGGCGAGCTTTGCGACCTGGGCAGAAATTGTCGGGTTGTGGGTCACGGCGGTTGCTGCCTTCGATCGCACCGGGGATGAGGAACAACTTAAAACAGTGACCAACACCGCGATTGGTCGCCCGTATCTGCCGCGCCATGCCGGGGCGGATGGCGAGTTGTCGGTGCAGGCGCTGCGCGACAAGGCGGCGGGCAATTCGACTCCGCAGGGAACCGCGCCCAGCTGGACCGCCTATCTGACGGTCTCGGTTGACGTGCAGGGCGGGCGATTTGTTGTCGGTGTCACGGCTTGGGGGCTGGACGGTCGGCACCAGCCGATCGACCGTTTCGACCTGGTCAATCCGCCCGAGGGCGCGCCGGGTGGCGCGTCGCGCGGGATCAGGCCCTTTGATATCGCCGAGGATTGGGCGGTGCTGGACGGGCTGGCAATGCGCAGCTGGCCGGTCGACGGCGCGCATTGGGTTTTGCGCCCGGTGGCGCTGGCCGTCGACATGCACGGCGGCGGGTCGACCACCGAACACGCTTACCGCTTCTATCGCGGGCGGCGCAAAGAGGGGCAGGGCAAGCTCTGGTTTCTGACACGGGGCGAGGGGGGCGAGCATCGCGACCGCGTCTGGCTTCGCGCGCCCGAGCGCTCGGCGAACAAGCGCCGCCGCGCGGCGTCTGACGTCGAAATCCTGCACATGGCGACGGATCGGCTGAAAGACGCGGTCGCGTCGTCGCTGCGTCTGACCGAGCCGGGCCGCAACTGGTGCGGCCTGCCGGAATGGTTCGGCGAGGCCGAGACGGCGGAATTCACGGCAGAGCGCCGGGGGCCGAAAGGCTGGGTCAAAAAGCCGGGCATGCAGCGCAACGAAAGCCTGGACCATTTGGTGCAGGCCCGTGCGCTGCATATCCAGATCAAGGGCGAGACGATCACCGAGGCCGCGCCGCCGTTCTGGGCGCGGCTGGACGCGGATAACCCGTTTGCCGATTGGGTCGGGCCGCGCGCCGCTGTCGAGGCCCCAAAGCCGACCCCCGCCGCGCTGCCGCGCGCCGGGTGGATCGCACCGAGAAAAGGAAAATGGTTGTGAGTTGGACGCAGGAAGACGTCGACGCGCTCAAGGGCGCGATCGGCAAAGGTGCGGCGTCGGTGAAGATCGGCGACGAAATGGTGACGTTTCGGACCTTGTCCGAAATGCGCCAGACGCTCGCGCTGATGGAAGCCGAGGTTGCAGGCCCGGCGCGCCCCTCGGCGCAGATTTACCCCCGGTTTGTGAGACGTCCGCAATGAACGCAATCGACTGGATTGTCGGGCAGGTCTCGCCCGCTGCGGCGGTGAAGCGTGCGCAGGCCCGCGAGGCGATGCGCGTCATGGCGCATTACCGCGCGGGCGATCTGACCCGCCGCTCGGAAAGCCTGCGCGCTGTCAATGGCGACGCCGACGCGGTGGCGATGTACGCCCGGCGCGGCCTGTCGCTGGTGGCGCGCGACGTGATCCGCAATAACCCGATTGCCGCCTCGGCGCTGTCGGTGATCGTCAATAACGTGATCGGAACGGGGATCGAGCCGCGCCTGGTAAGCAAGGACAAGGGCCTTAAGCGCGAATGGGCCGACCTGATCAAGCCGCGCTTTGACACGTTGGCGATCGACGTTGACGGGGTGTCCACTCTGGGCGGGTTGCAGGCGCTCGCGTTCAGCGCGTGCGTGACCGATGGCGAGGCGCTGGTGGTCTGGCCCCTTCCGGGCACGCGCGGGGCCTCGGTGCGCGTGCTTGAGGCCGAGTTTCTGGACGATCGCCTGCAAGGCCCGGTCGGGCGCGGGCGCAACCTGATCTTTGATGGCATCGAATACGATGGTGACCGGGTGGTCGCCTATCACCTGTTCGATGAGCACCCCGGCTCGCCCGTGCTCGGGTCGAACATGCGCGGCCTGACGTCCAGCAGGGTTGACGCGTCGCGGGTTGCACACCTGTTCCGGGTCGATCGGCCCGGCCAGCGGCGCGGCGTCACCTGGTTCGCGGGTGTCCTGGATGACCTGGTGGCGCTGTCTGACAATGACGAGGCGCAGCTGATGCGCCAGAAGATCGCCGCCTGTTTCGCGGCGTTCTGGCGCACCGATGACGGGGATAACGAGGGTATTCCAAATACGCTTGCCCCCGGCCTGATCCAGCGCATCGGCCTCAACGATGAGGTGAGTTTCGCCAATCCGCCCGACGTCACCGGATACGATGATTTCGGGCGCATTCATTTGCGCCGCATCGCGCGCGGTCTTGGCATCACCTACGAGGACATGTCCGGCGATCTGTCGAACGTCAATTTTTCCTCTGCGCGCCTCGGGCGTATCGCCATGGGGCAAAACGTCGAGCGCTGGCAATGGCACATGGCAATCCCGCGCCTGTGTCGACCGATCGGCACCTGGACAATGCTGCAATGGGCTTATGACGCAGGCAACCGCCACAACGCGCAGGCGCTTCAAGAGGCGCGGATTGAATGGACCCCGCCGCCGCCGGTGATTGCCGACCCGAAAGCTGAAACGGCGGTGTCGGTGCAGCGGATCGAGGCGGGTCTTTCCTCGCGCCGGTCGGAGATCCGCAAGTCGGGTTACGACCCCGACGCCATCGACGCCGAGATCGACGCCGATATGAAGCGCCGCGCCAATCTTGCCGCGATCAAAGCGCCTGGCGCGACGCCGCAGGTAGCACCCGGCGACGCCTCCGAAACCGAAAGGAATCTTGATGCCTGATATTTATCTGGAGGGCATGGTCGGCACGCCGCCTTGGCCCGATGAGCCGCATTTTACCGGCGCTGATGTGCGCGCGATGCTGGCGCGTGCCAACGGCGAGCGCGTGACGGTCCTGCTGAACTGCCCCGGTGGCTTGGCGACCGAGGGTTTGGCCGTTTACCACGCGTTGCGCGACTACGCGCCCGGCGTTGACGTGGTGATCGTCGGCGTTGCGGCCAGCGCGGGCAGTCTGATCGCCATGGCGGGCAGCACGATCACCATGCGCGCCGGGGCGGTTCTGATGATCCATGACCCGGCGGTGCCTTTTGTCGACGGGCGCGGGACAGAAGCCGAGCACCGCGAAACCGCCGATGCCCTGGGCCGCATGTCTGGCGGCTATGCAGAAATCTACGCCGCGCGCGCCGGGATCACCGCTCAAGAGGCGCGCGACGTGATGCGCGCGGAAACGTGGTTCACGCCCGCCGAGGCGATCGCCGCAGGCTTTGCCGACATTGCCGAGGATGCCGCCGCGCAAAACGCCGCCGCCTTTTCCTATGCGGCCTATCAGCATGCCCCCCAGCACTTGCTGGCCGGGTCTCGGGCCTCTGGCCCCTCACGGCAGGCCGTCATGGCCTGGATCGGCGGGGCTAATCCCGCAAGCGCTTCACTGAAAGGAATGGGCATGGACCCGGAAGAAATCGACGACGACCTGACCCAAGGGCAGGGCGATGACACCACGACCGGCGGCGAGGGTGACGATACCAAGCCCGGCGGCGAGGGGGATGACACCACGAACGCCGGTGAAGGTGACGACACCACAACCGGCGGAGACGGTGAAGAAGAAGATCCGGCCGCCAGCGATGCGTCGGCGATCTGTCACCTGGTGGAGATGCACGGCGAGTCGGCAGCGGTTGCAGGCGATTTCATCGCGCGTCGCCAAACCTATCGCCAAGTTGTCGCCCACTATCAGCAAAGAGGAAATACCGTGCCGAATCCGACCGGGCCGCGCGCCCGTATCACCCGTGATGAGCGCGACACGCGCCGCGCGGGTATGACCGCCGCGCTGGTTGCGCAATTCGCTCGCAATGATCCGACCGACACGCGGGCCCGCCCGTTCATGTCCATGTCGCTTGCGGAAATGGCGGCGACCGCCTCGGGCTACCGTGGGTCGCTGCGCACCGCCGACGACCGGCTGCGCGTGTTCATGGACATGCACACGACGTCGGATTTTCCGCTGTCGCTGTCCAATGCGCTGAATAAGGCGCTGGCCGATCGCTACCGCGAGCAAGTGCCGATTTACCGCCAGATTGCGCGCGAGAAATCCTTCAAGGATTTCCGGGCGCATTCGATCATTCGCCCCGGTGACTTCCCGATGATGCGCCCGCTGGGCGAAGGCGGTGAAATCAAGTCGGGCACCATTGGCGAGTCGGCAGAAACCGTCGCGCTGGGGTCGTATGGCATCCGCTTTGACGTGACGCGGCAAACCCTGATCAATGACGATATCGGCGCCATTGCCGATGCGATCGCCGATCAGGGCCGCATGGTGGCCCGGTTCGAGGAAGCGACGTTCTTTGCGGCCTGTTTCGGCAACGCCGGGGCCGGGCCGAACCTGTCCGACGGCAACGCAGTTTTCAACGCGGCCGACGGCACCAAGGCCGGGGCGAATGCGGCGATCAGCATCGCCACGCTGGCGGCGGGCCGCGCCGCGATCCGCAAGCACACGTCGATCGGCGGCGCAAAGCTGAACCTGTCGCCGAAAATCCTGCTGGTTTCACCGGACAAGGAAACGGTCGCCGAGCAGGTCGTCGCACCGCTGACGCCTGCCGATGCTGACAAGGCCAACCCGTTCTCGGGCAAGCTTGAGGTCATGTCGACCGCCGAACTGACCGGGAACGGCTGGTATCTGCTGGCGAACCCTGCGGACGCTGCGCTCTTTGTGTTCGGCTTCCTTGAGGGATCCAGCGCGCCGCGCATGCGCCAAGAAGATGTGTTCGGGCGCGCGGGCATGTCCTGGACGCTGGAGCACGATTTCGGCGCGGGCGCTGCCGGTCGGGTCGGCGGCTGGTTCAACGGCGGCGCGTGATCTGACCTGCACGTGATCTGAACCCAAACGGGGCGGCAGCAGTGCCGCCCCTTTGCATTTCGGGCGGTGGTGCCCTGTCGAGAAAGGCTGAAAAATGAAAAATTACATTCAACCGGGCGAGGTCGTCGGCGTCCTCGCCCCGCGTGACGTGAAGTCGGGCGAGGGCGTGCTGATCGGCTCGCTGCTGGGTATCGCGCTGACTGACGCCCTGACCGGCGCGCAGGTCGAGATCCAGCGCCGGGGTGTGTTTACCCATGCCAAGACGTCGGCGCAGGCGTGGACCGTCGGCGCAAAGCTGTATTGGGACAACACGAATTTCGTGTTTACCACCACGGCCAGCGGCAACACGCTCGCGGGCACGGCGGCGGAAATCGCCGCCAACCCTTCGGCACTTGGCGTCGTTCTGCTGGACGGTGCCGTGCGGTGACATCGCTGTTTGACGGTATGTCCGGGATCGCCGCTGCCGTTCTCGGCAGTGGCGTGCCCTACACCCCGCAGGGCGGCTCGGCGCGCGTGGTTAAGTCCATTCTGCGCCGCACGCCCGTGCGCGCGATCGGTCCCGACGGGGTCGACGTGCTGATCACCGCGCCGACCTGGCGCGTGCGGCGTGATCTGGTGCCCGAGCTGGCGCGCGATGATCGGGTTTCGGACGCGGACGGCACTTTGCGTGTCTTGAATATCTGGCCGCAAGGCTCACCCGCCGCCGACGCGCACCTGATCTGCGAGCTTGAGGCCGTGCCCGGATGAGTGCCGAGCGCAAGGCCCTGCGCGAGGATCTACGCGTCGCTGTCGCTGCGGTGATGGCGGGCAACCCGACCTGGGCGGGCAAGTCGATCATTTCGGCCTGGACCACCAATCTTTCGCCCGACGCTCTGCCCGTGATCGGCGTTGCAACGCCGACCGAGGAACGCGACGCGGCGGCGCAGGACACTGATTTCCAGACCTTCGTTGCCGTTGTGGTCGTCAAGCGCGCACACAAGGGCGGCGACGGCACCGAGCTTGAAGACACCCTTGACGACGACGCCGAAGCGCTGGTCGGGCCGATCGAGGCCGGGGTGCAAGCACAGGGCCGCGACTTTGCGTTGCGGTCCTCGGCGATCGAGATTTCCGGCGAGGGGTCACCCCGCATCGGGACTCTGACTTTGACCTTTGGCGCGACAACCACGCGCGCCCGCATTCTCCCCCTCTGAAAGGAAACGCTATGCCCGCCCCCGCTTTGTCCATTGCGTCCATGCTTGCGCATGGGTCTGCCTTGCGCGTCGGTCGCGGCGAAACGCCGGACTGGATCATCATCACGGGCCTGCAAAACGTCGAATGGCCCGACCGCATGCCCGCCGACCTTGATGTGACGCACCAGGCGTCACCGGGTGCGACCGAGGAAAACAGGCCGGGTCTCTTGCCTGCCGTCGACTGGACGCAAGAAATGCTGCTGGACGCCGGGTCCGACGGTGACACCGCCCTGACCGAGCTTAACGTCCGCGACGGTGCGACCGGCGACAAGGAACTGCACCTGGTCGAAATCACGGTCGGCACTGGTGTGAACAAGAAGCAGCTGACCTGCATGGGCTATCTGAAAGATTACAAGCCGGTGGGCGCGCTGAAAGGCAACATCGTGATGCGGGCGACCTGGCGCTTGATGGCGACGGTTGCGAACGCAGCATGAGCAGCGCCCCTTTTGAAAAAGTCGCGGTCCCGTTGGCTGACGGGGCCACCCTTTACCTGCGTGCCGACGTCAACGCGCTGTGCGAATTTGAAAGCGTGGTGTCGCGCGCCGGGCTGGACCCGCTGCGCGAGTTGACCGGGATCGAGCAGGGGTTTCACGGCACCTTCTCTGGTCTGCGGGCGCTGATCTGGGCCTGTGCTGTGGTGCATCACCCCAGCCTGACGGTGCAGGCCGTCGGCGACCTGTTGGATCAGAACGGGCAGGCGCTACGCGACGGTCTCGCCGAGGCGCTGAAACGCTCGGCCCCCGAAAAGGCCGAGGGTGACGCCTCGGGAAATCCGCCGCCCCCGTCGGCCTGAGAGTTTGGGCTGACGGGCTTGCGGTCGAGTGGATCGCCGCAGGCTTTGAACCGGGGGCATTCTGGGCACAAACACCGCGCGCGCTGCAACGCGCGCTTAAAGGCGAGGCGCTGGCAAAGCGCCGTCGCCTGGCCGATGCCGCGCTTGCGGCGTGGGTCGGCGCGCATGTCGACGGCGACGGGCTGCGCCGCTTTCTGGACGATCTGGAAGCAACGCCCGGCAAGACATTGCCGCCAGAAGCGCAGGGCCATGCCCTGCAAAGCATGGCGTCAAAGATAGGCTCAATTTCGATGGACGATTACCGGGCGCGCATTCGCGGCCAGAAACGGGGGAACTGATGGCGGGTTATATCGGTCGGCTGCGCGCGTCGCTGGGCTTGGATACGGCGGAGTTTTCGCGGGGCCTGAGTGGCGCGCGGCAAGAGGTAACCGGGTTTCACGCGGGTCTCGCGCGGGGGATTCGCGGGATGACCTCAAGCGTTCTTGGCCTGTCAGCTGTGGGGGCGACGCTCGCGACCTCGGCGATCGCCGTGCGTGGCATCATGCGTGACGTGGCGCAGATCGGCGATGCGGCGCGCAATGCGGGCGTGACACCTGAGGCGTTCCAGGAATGGGGCTATGTGTTCGGCCAGTTTCGTGTCGGCCAAGACGTCGTCGCTGACGGGTTTCGCGAGCTGAACCTGCGCGCTGACGAATTCATTGTGACGGGCGGCGGCTCGGCGGCTGAGGCGTTTACCCGTCTGGGCTTTACCGCCGCCGATCTGTCTGACCGTCTGAAAGACCCCTCGGCGCTGCTGTTGGAAATCATGCGCCGCCTTGAGGGCGTGGATAATGCGAGCCGCATTCGGATCGGCGACGAAATTTTCGGCGGCACGGCGGGTGAGCGCTTTGTCAGCGTTGTCGCGCAAGGCGCGGATCGGCTGGGCGACATGGTGCAACAGGCGCGCGATCTTGGCTTGGTGATTGATAGCGATCTGATCGACCGGGCGTCGATCCTGGAGGAGAAATTCACTCAACTGACCGCCCGCGCGACGGCGCTTCTCCAGACTGCGGCGGTTAACGTTTTTGCGGGCGGCATTGAGACCGCAACCGGCGCGCTTGAGACTATGTTCGGCTCATTGGAGCGTGCGCGCGCGATCCTTGGCGATGGGGTCTTTGATGCCTTGACCGCTCAACGTGGTGCGCTTGAAAGCCTCGATGGGACGCGCGAAAGACTGACGGCAATCGCGATCGCGTCAGCCGAGGTAGAAAACGCGCTGACCGACGCCCGCCCTGAACTCGACTATTTCGTCATGGCTCTGAGGCAGGCCGGTGAAATTGGCGCAGAGGAAGTGCTGCGCAGACTGGTTACCGAAACCGATGCTCTGCAAGTGAGCCTCGCGGAAGGTACGATCAGCGGGGCAGAGTTCCGGGCCGAGGCCGAACGGCTTGCCGAACGGATCAGCAGTGTGATCAGCCAGTTTGCGGACATGGACGGCGTCAATCTCGACGGTGTCACAGGGCGCGTAAACACGCTTACTGAAGCCCTTGCCCGTGCCGCCACCGTCGCCGCCGAAACAATGGCGGCGCTGCCTGGTGGTGGTTTGCCGATGAATACCGGCGCGCCGCTTGACCCAAACGGGCCACTTCTTCCCGGCGATGCCGACATGCAGTCATCGCCCCGCCCGCGTCCCGCACCGCGCAACATCGACTTTGATTTGCCGCCGGTTCAATCCGGCAGCGGCAGCGGCGACAGCGAAACCGGCTATGCGGGCACGGTGGCCGATATTCGCGAGCGCACCGAGGCGCTGCTGGCCGAGGCGGCATCGCTGGCGCAGGTCGCGGCCTCGGGCATCCAGTATGCAGACGCGATCGAGTATGCGCGCGAGCGCGCCCGGTTGCTGACCGCTGCGCAAGCCGAGGGGCGGGCAATCACGCCCGAACTGACCGCCGAGATCGACGCGATGGCGGCGGCCTATGTCACGGCGGGCGACAATGCCGAACAGGCCGCAGAGCGCATGCGGCGCGTGCAGGAAGCGGGCGAGCGCGGCATCGGGGCTGTCACTGACATTTTCATGGCAATGGCGCAGGGCGGCGAGCAGGGGCGGCGGGCCGTTGTCAGCCTGATCCTTGAACTGGCCCGCATGCAGGCGATGCGCGGGTTTCAATCCCTCGCGTCGGGCGGGGGCGGCGGCAGTATCTTCTCGATCATCGGGGGCCTGCTTGGGAAAAACGCGCGCGGCACCAAAAGTTGGCGCGGTGGCCCGTCGATCGTCGGCGAGGAAGGCCCCGAGATCCTGAATTTGCCGGTCGGTGCTGCAATCACGCCCGCGCTTGAGACCGCATCGCTGTTGCGCTCGGCGGGGGCGGCCCCGTCGATCGTCTACAACATCGACGCGCGCGGGGCGCAGCGCGGCGTCGCCGAGGAAATCGCGGCGCAACTGGATGCGCGCACCCCGGCGCTTGTTCAGCAGGCCATGCTCGCGACCAAATCGGCGCAGATGCGGGGGTATTGATGGTCGATTTCCCCGTCAATTGCAGCGCCAAGACCGAGCGCTTTTTGCAAAGCGCCGTGGTCGCGACGCAGAGCCCGTTTTCCTATGCCGGGCAGGTGCAGGATTGGGGCGGCGAGCGGTGGGCTTACACGATTGGCGTCAAGGCGCGCGGTCGCCTTTTTGAAGCCTTCGCAAGCCAGACGCTGAACAAGCGCCGCCCGTTCATCTTTCGCGATCCGACGATCGCCAATGCCGCGCATTCAACGATCACGGTCAACGGTGCAGGGCAATCGGGCAATAGCCTGATCACGGCAGGATGGACGGTCGTCGGTTTGGTGGCAGGGGATTTCTTCAGCCTGGGCACGGGCGACCAAACCCGGCTCTATCAGCTGACCGCCGACGTGGTGCCGTCCAGCGGGGCCGCAACCCTCGACTTCGTGCCTGCGCTGCGCACCGCGCCCGAGCATGGCGCGATTGTCGAAGTCGCCGCGCCTGCGGTTCGTTTGCGGGCGGTGTCGCCCGTGATTACCGGCGTGGAATTCGGCTTGCTGCGCTTCACTGTCGAGGCGGTCGAGGCGCTATGAGCCGGGACATGACGGCGGCGGCAATCGCCGCAATCGCCCGCAGTGAGACGCCGCGCCTGGCGCTGTTCGTGGAAGGGCAGTTTGAAAGCGGCGCGTTGCGGCTGTGGTCTGGCCTCGGCCCGATCAGCTGGGGCGGGCACGAATGGACGGGCGCGGGGCAGTTGCTCGCGGTGTCACCGATCGAGGAATCCAACGGCGTTGTCGCGCAGGGCCTGACCGTGGCGCTGTCGGGCGTGCCGCTGGATCTGGTGCAGATCGCGATTGATGAAGCGCGACAAGGCGACAGCGGCAACGTCTGGCTGGGCATGTTCGAGGAAACCGGCGCGCTGATTGCCGACCCGGTGTTCCTGTTCGGCGGCTTGCTGGACGTGCCGCAGATTGATGAGGGCGACGACAGTTGCACCATTTCGATCAGCTATGAGAACCAGCTGATCGACCTCCAGCGCCCGCGCGTGCGCCGCTACACGCATGAAGATCAGCAGGTCAAACACCCCGGCGATCTGGGGTTCGAGTTTGTCACCACCATTCAGAATCAGGAAGACACATGGGGCGAGTGACCCGGATTGCCGGATGGGAAACCATCCTGGCCGAGCAGATCGAGGCTGCGCGCCTGCGACCGTTTCAGTGGGGCGTGCATGATTGCGCCACCTGGGCGGCAGATGTGCGCGCGGCCCTGACTGGCACCGAGAGCGCCGCCCAAGCATGGCGCGGGCGCTACAAGACCGAGATCGGCGCGGCGCGCGCCCTGCGCCGGTTGGGGTGGCCGGATCTGGCAACCGGGGCCGAGGCCGCTTTGGGCGCGCCTATCCCGGTGCTGATGGCGCAGCGCGGTGACGTGGTGATGGATGGGCAGACCTTTGGCGTGTGCGTCGGCGCGTCAGCAGCCTTTGTCGGCGAGACCGGGCTGATCTATGCCCGTCTCGGCCAGTGCTCTGCCGCGTGGAGGGTGTGAGCCATGGCTGTCGCGGTTGCGATCATCGGAAAGATTGCCACGCTCGGCGTTGCGGGCGCGTTCGGCCTGACCGGGTTCGTCGCAACGATCGCCAATTTTGGCGCGTCGCTACTGCTGTCCGCCGCCGGGCAGGCTTATGCGCAGCGCGGGCAGGCGAACAACTCGCGCACAGTCTCGATCACGCAACCGATTGCACCGCGCGAGATTGTCTATGGCCGCGTGCGCAAGGGCGGCACCATCGTGTTCAAGGGATCGAGCGCCGAGGGCAACCGGTTCGGCGAGCAGCTGTATCACCTGGTGATCGTCCTCGCGGCGCATGAAGTCGCGGGGATCGATGAGATCTATCTCAACAATGAGCTGGCGTTTAACGCCGAGGGCATTCCGCAGGGCCGCTACTATGACCGTGCGGCTGTCGAGAAGCGGCTGGGCACGGACGATCAGACCGCGTTCATTGCGCCCGGCTGGACGGAGAAGTGGACGGCGGATCACCGGCTTGCCGGGTGCGCTGCCATCGCGATCCGGTTCTTTTACGATACCGACACTTATCCGCAGGGTGTGCCCAAGGTCACCGCCATTGTGCGCGGCAAGAATGACATTCTGGACCCGCGCACCGGCGAGCGGGGCTACACCACCAACGCCGCCCTGTGCCTTGCCGACTACATGGCGAATGAAGAGTTTGGCCTCGGCGCAGGCATCGGCGATCCGCAGGGCATCGACGGCGATTATCTGGTCGGCGAGGCGAACATTTGCGACGAAGAGATCGCGCTGGCCGACGGCGGCACCGAGCCGCGCTACACGATCAACGGCGTGGTCGACACCAGCGCGACGCCCCAGGCGATCATTCAGGCGATGGAGACGGCGATTGCGGGTCAGGTTGTGCGCTCGGGCGGCGTCTGGCGCATCCTGTCTGGGGCTTACCGCACGCCCGAGCATAGCTTGTCCGACGATGATGCAGCGGGGCCGCTCAAGCTGGTGACGCGGCTGTCGCGGGCCAGCAGCTTCAACGCGGTGCGCGGCACGTTCATCTCGCCCGAGAATGATTGGCAGCCGGATGACTTCCCCGTCTATGCGTCGGACGTGTATCTGGCCGAGGATAACGGGCGGCGCGCGTGGCGCGATATCACGCTGCCGTTCACGATTTCCTCAAGCGCGGCCCAGCGGATTGCCAAGATCGAGCTGGAAATGTCCCGCCGCCAACTCAGTGTCGAGTGGCCGGCGCACCTGACGCATTTGCGCGTGCGCCCCGGCGATACCGTGTCGCTGACCCGCGCCCGCTGGGGGGCCAATGCCAAGCCCTTCGCCACGACCGGGCTGACCCTGCAACCTGTCGCCGACGGCATCGGGCTTATGCCGGTGCTGCGCCTGTCTGAGACCTCGCCGCTGGTCTATTCCTGGGACGCGACCGAGGAACAGATCTACGCGGCTGCGCCCCGCACCACGCTGCCGAGCGCCTTTGATGTGGCCGCGCCGGGTATCACCAATGTTGTCGAAACGCTCTATGCCACGCGCGCAGGCGACGGGGTCAAGGCGCGCGCAACGATCACCTGGTCGCCGTCCAGCCATAACGGCATCCTGCGCTATGAGTTGGAAGGCAGTCTCGCGGGCGGCGACTGGGTCCGGCTGACCGACACGGCGAGCACAACCGCCGTGATCGAGGATATCACGCCGGGGCCGTGGGCGTTCCGCGTGGCGGCGATTTCCAAGCTCGGTGTTCGCTCGCCCTGGGCGATCTATGAGCAAGAGATCCACGGCCTGTTGCAACCGCCGCAAGCCTTGCAGGACGTGTCGATCCAGTCGGCGGGGGGGCTTGCTGTCCTCAAGTGGCGCGTGCCCGTCGATCTGGACGTGCTGATCGGGGGGCGCGTCGTCATCCGCCATTCGTCCAGCGCGTCGCCGCAATGGACAAACTCGGTGCTGGTCGATGAGGTGACCGGAAACACCACGATTGCCGTGGTGCCGCTGCTGCCGGGCACTTATCTGGTGCGCGCGATCGACAGCACGGGCATTCCCGGCCCGGTCAGTCAGGTCGAGACCGACGCGGCGCAGGCGGTGGCGTTCTCGACCGCCGGGCTGTTGCAGGCCGATAGCGCGTTCTCGGGGACGCATGACGGCACCGCTGTTGATGCGGGCGAATTGACGCTCGCGGGCACGACGCTGTTTGACGATATCCCCGGCTTTATCGACGACGTGCAAAGCTGGGATCTGCCCTTCGGGATCACTCTGTCGGGGATCTATACCTTTGCCACGACGCTCGACCTTGGGGCTGCAAAGACGGTGCGGGCGCGCGCCGTGGTCACCATGGAATCGATCGCGCTCAACGATATCTTCGACAGCCGCACCGGCCCGATCGACGGCTGGGGCGATTTCGACGGCACCGAGAATGCCGAGTGCGACGCCGAGGTGCAGCTGCGCACCACGCCGGACGATCCGTCCGGCTCGCCCAGCTGGTCGGCGTGGCGGCGGATCAATGCCACCGAAATCACCGCGCGCGGCGTTCAGGCGCGCGCGCTTCTGTCCACCAAAACTATCGACTACGCGCCGATCGTCACGGTCCTGCGCGTCACTTTTGATGAGGTAGCATGACACAGGTTCCCAGTCTCTCGGTCGAGAACGACCTTGCGCAGCAGGTCCGCCAGAACATCAACGCGCTGGTTGGGGCGGTCAATTCGCACCATAGCGGGGCCTCGGCCCCGACGGCCTTTGTGCCGTGGCAATTCTGGGCCGATACGTCCAGCGGCACCTTGAAGATCCGCAACCCGGCAAACACCGCCTGGGTGCATCCGCTGTCGTTGTTTGGCGCGGCGACGACCGCCCTTGCCATGGGGGGCAACAAGGTCACGGGGCTGGCCGCAGGCACCGACCCGGCTGACGCCGTGACCCTCGCGCAGCTTCAGGGCTATCTGACGCTGACAAGCGCGTCGCAGGCGGTCTGGAATGCGGGCGTGAGCACGACAGAAACGGTGATCAGCCCGGCAAAGCTCGTGGCGCTGCTCAACAGCAGGAAATGGTACGATGTGACCGCCAGCCGTGCGGCCGTGACCATCTACACCAACAGCACGCCCCTGCCGATTCTGGTCACGATCACTGCGGACGCCCTCACGATCAGCTGCTTTTTCCAAGTCTCGCACGACGGAGGCACAACTTGGGTCAGTGTCTGCCACTTTGTCGAGGCCGGTGGCTTCTACTCCTCGGCCACGGCAGAAGTCCCGGCGGGCGCAAAGTACCGCATCAATGTCGGCGCTAGTCTGGTGTTCTGGTCCGAGTACCGGGTGACCGCGCCATGATCGCGCCAGCCAGCCCTCGCAACTTCCTTGCGCGCGCCGCCGCCCCCAAACCCTGAGGCACCCCATGACTTGCACAGTTACAGGCACGCTGGTTGACCCCAGCGGGATCGCGCTTGCGGGCGCACCTTACCGGCTCTCGCGCGCGGGCGGGATCGTCGGCAGCGGTAGCGCCACGATCATTCCCAAGATCGTCACCGGTCATTCCGGGGCCAGCGGCGAGTTCAGCGCCGTGCTCTATACAGGCAAGTACGCGCTGACGGTCTGGCCCGCGACCGGCGAGACCTACGCGGTGCTGATCGCGGTTCCGCCCGAGGCCACGGCAACGCTGGCGGATCTGATGGATCAGGCGCAACCGGTCTCGCCGATCCTCGCGCAGGTGCTTGAGGCGCTGGCGCTAGCCGAGGATTGGGCGGAGAAGCCGGAAGACGCAACGGTAAAGCCCGGCAAGTTCTCGGCGCTGCACCATGCGGCGAAAGCTCTGGGGTTCCGCGATGAGGCAGCGGCGGCAGCGGCGATCGCAGTCGCGATTGTCGGCTCGGGCAATGGTCTGTTTCCGAATGGCACGGTGGCTGCGCCCGCGCTGTCGTTTGCTGCTGACCCTGACACGGGGATGTTTCGGCAGGGGGCAAACGTCCTCGGGTTCGCCACGGGTGGCTCGCTGCGCCTGCGGCTCATGGCCAGTGGCGCTGAGATCACCGGCCTGCTGAGCGGCACCGCGGTTCAATCGGGCGCGATCGACGCAACCGCAGGGCGGCTGTTGCCGGTCGGTGCCTTTGGCCTGGGCGCGTCGCACGGTCCCTTGGCGGATCTTAACAGCGTTCGGCGGGCTGGTTTCTATTACGCCTATTCCGATGCGATCAGCGCGCCTGAGGCGGGGTCAGCGAACTGGTCCGTGCTCGATCTGGGCGGTTTCAACCAGAACAACGGCGTGCAGATTGCCGCCAGACAAAACGCGCTGAACACGTCGCCGCTCTATGTCGCGCGCTATGCGGGCGGTGCCTTGGGGGCCTGGTACAAGCTGCACCACACCGGCTCGATGATCGGGCAAGTGTCACAGGCTGGCGGCGTGCCGACCGGCGCTGTGATCGAGCGCGGCAGCAATGCCAACGGCAGCTATGTGCGCTTTGCCGATGGCACGCAGTATTGCTGGCATAGCCTCAACCTTGGCAGTCCGGTCGCGAATGGCGCAGGCACCCGCGCCTTACCCTACTACTCAGGGCCGCAAGACTGGACGCTGCCTGCGGCCTTCGTCGCCCCGCCGAAATTCTTCCCCTTCGCGGGCCAAGGCGCGCCGGTGCAGATCGCGGATCGGTTCTTCGCCGTCTCCAATTCTGCGGCCTCGGCGACGGGCATCACCTATATCCGCGCCTCGCGTCTCAGCAGTGGCACGGATGCAACCGACGTGACGGTCGACGTCTTCGCCGTCGGTCGCTGGTTCTGAGGACAAACCCATGCACATCACCCTGTCTCCCTGCCGGGGCTTGCCCGGCGCACCCGAAACCACCCTCTCCGTCGCGGGCGACGTCCTGAGCGTCGACGGTGCTGCGTTCGATCTGTCGGGCGTGCCCGAGGGCGGGATCGCGACACCCGAGGGCAAGCATCCCTTTGTCGGCACGATCACCCGTGAGGGCGGCGAGATTCGCTGCACAGTGCGCGTGATCCTGGGCGACACCGCCGCGCCCGATCAGCCCGACAGCCCTTGGACCGTCACCGCGTCCTCGGGCGCGATCAGCCTTCCCGCCACACGGATCGAGGAACCCGCCGAATGAGCTTCACCCTGACGATCGAAACCCCCGAGGCCCGCGCCGCCGAGACGCTGGCAACGCTGCAAGCGCAGATCACCGCCGCGATCGACGCGCTGGTCGAGGCGCAGGCGCGGGCGCTTGGCTACAACTCGGCCGCCGCCTGCGCCGGGTATCGCGACTCAACGGTCCCGGCCTGGTCAGCCGAGGCGCAAAGCTTCATCGCCTGGCGCGATGCGGTCTGGATCGAGGCATATGCCCAGCAGGCCGCGCATGCGCAGGCAGGGACGCTGCCGACCGCCGACGACGTTCTGGCCGCGTTGCCGGTTTGGAGAGACTGAGCCAAGCCGCAGCTGGGAAGCTTGGCCAGTGGCCCGACGCCTAAGCCCGCGAATCATCGATGATATCGGTGCAGGCCATGAAAGTTTCGCAACGCTGAGTATCGCCACCGAGCCAGGTTGGCGAACACAGACCCGGCGGCTGACCACCCCGTCAACGAAGGGCGACGGCGTAGCTGTCCACAACTTGAACGGTACTCGGACGATTCTACAAGGCGCGGTGGCACCTGCCGCAGGCGTACCAGCAAGAAGCCGCGCACGCGGGGGCAGGGACGCTTCCAACGGCTGACGATGGTCTGGCGACGCTGCCGGTTTGGGGCACCTGAACCAATGCCGCTAGGCTGTGGTTTAGACTGCTGCCTGACGGCCTGCTGTATCCCCAGGGTCATCTCTGACGTGGCCAAAGGCCAAGAGGATTTTGCGGGAGTGGCAGGTGCCACCGAACCAGGTTGGCAATCAAGGCTCGGTGGCTGCGCCCGCCCCCCTGAAGTGGGCGAGACACCGTGTGGTCGTCAAAAAATCTGACAATATTTGGGCAGTTTGCGGGCTTTTTTTTACCTGCCGCAGTCGCTTCCGCTGATCTCGCGCCTTCGGGCGTAATCCTCGCAAATTGCAACGAAATTCCCAAAATGAGAGGCCCGCATGGATTGGAACCTGTGGCAACAGATCTTCAATGAACGGGGTGCGCTGCTCACGTTCTTCGGCGCGCTCGGCGGTGCTGTTCGGTCGGCAGCGCTCAAGACAACCTGGCGCGAAGGTCTGCGCGTCGTCTTCATGGGCGGTTCAACAGCGTTTGGCGTCGGCGTGCTTGCGCCCTTCATCCTGCGCCCGTGGATCGGCGATTTGCCAGATGACGTCGCGGGTGCCCTCGGCACGCTCTGCGCGGCTTCCTTTCTGGTTGGCCTGATGGCCGTGACCCTGATCGAGCGGCTGATCGACGGCAAGTCGATCGCGCCGCAGCAGGGGGGCGACGATGCCTGACCCGGTCCTGCGCCGCCCAAAGCGATCTCCCTGCGACGACTTCTGGCACACCATACGGGTCGGCATTCCGATCTTTGTTGTGCTGCTGGTTGCCTTGCCCGTCATGTTCAAAATGTTCGGATGAAGGCGCACGGGCAAGATCTTCGACCTGCCCGCGCAGGGCTGATCCTGCGCATTCCCTGAAAGGAAAGACCATGATCTATCAAGGCCGCGCCCGGCATCCGGTGCGCGAAGTCATCGTGCATTGTTCGGCAACCCGCCCGAGCTGGTTTCACAATCGCCCGCTGGCCGACAAGGTCGCCGAGATCCGGCGCTGGCATGTGCAGGATCGCGGCTGGCGCGACATTGGCTATCACTGGATCATCGACCGCGACGGCGCGGTGATGGCTGGCCGGAGTGAGACCGAAATCGGCGCGCATGTTGCGGGGCACAATGCGGGCACGATCGGGGTCAGCCTGATCGGTGGGCATGGTTCGGGCGCGCGCGACGCCTTCGCCGACAACTTCACGCCCGCGCAAGACGCGGCCCTGCGCCGCCTGATCGAGGCGATCAAGGGCCGGGTCGGCGGGTCGATGGCCCTGAGCGGGCATAACCAATACGCCTCCAAGGCGTGCCCCGGTTTCAATGTCGCTACATGGTACGCGGGCGGCGCGGCCTGATGCCGTCGCGCCTGGCGATTGGCGCGGCGGCGGGGCTTGGCTTGGCCGTCGCGGCCTATTCCTGGCACCTGATCGACCGCCGCGCCGCCGTGACTGAGGCGCGCACGGGCTACGTGCTGGCCGCTGAGCGCGACGCCGCACTGGCCGAGCTCGACGCCCTGCGCAAGGCGCAACGGGCCGCTGCCGTCGCAGCAGAGGGACTGCGCGGGCGCGTCGCCGAGGCTGAGGCCGAGGCCGAGGCGCGCGCGGCGCAATTGGAGGACTACCGCCTTGAAACGACTGTTGACCCTGCTTGCGTTGTCGGTCCCGATCTGCTGCGCCGCCTGCGCGCAAACTGACGCCGCGCGCCTTGCTGCTGCCGGTCGCTCGATCGGTACGGCCCGCGCCGCCCCGGCTGTGGCCGAGGTGTTTGCAACCCCGCCTGAGGACTGCCGCCGCACCACGCGTGGCGGCGTGCTCGCGGGTGAGCGTCTGGACGTCGCCGTCTTGCGCCTCGATGCCGCCCTGGCGCGCCAGAACGCCCGCACGCTTGCCTGTGCCGATTGGCTGAGTGCCGCCCTTCGCCACCCATAGGCTGCGTTGGCAATCGAGCACCTGAAACACTGTTCACCTTTGGAGAAACACAATGAAAGACAAGGCAATCCATATTTCCCGTCACAACGGATCACCTGGTGAAAATCTGTGGCCGATCACGCCCAGCGACGACGCGGATCTGGCGTTTGTGACGCGCGGTCTTTACGTCGGCGGCGATGGCGATCTGATGGTTATTCCCTGGAACGGGGGCGAGCTGGGCGATCCGGTGCCGATCGTGGGCGTGCTGGCGGGATCGCTCTTGCCGTTCCGGGTGGCGCGCGTGCTGGCAACAGGCACGACGGCGACAAACATCGTGGGGATCGACTGATGCTGTCGCTTGGCCTTGGGCTGGGCCTCACGCAGACGCGGGCAGGGGGCAGTCGCTGGACGCCTGCTGCCATCTTCGGCCCGTCCGACACGGGCGTCTTGTTCGACGCCCGCGACCTGAGGACGCTTTTCCTGACAAGCGCGGGCATCACCAACGTATCCACGCCGGGCCAGCCTAGCGGCTTGGTACTCGACAAGAGCAAGGGGCTGGCACTCGGGCCGGAAGTGCTATCGAACGGCGATTTCTCGAACGACCTGACGGGGTGGCTGGACCCGGACGGGCATTGGTCTGCCGTGGGGGGTGGCGCCTATCACGCCAGCACATCGAATTTCTCAATGCTGCTGGGCGACGTGAGCGCCAGCGCCGGGAAGTATTCACAGCTGGCGTTTAAGGTCTCGGGCTACGGCGGGGCAGCTGGATTGCGAGTGCAGTTCCGGCTTGCGGATCAATCCGTCATCACCAGCCCCTCGCCGTTCAGCGACTACGCGGGCAGCTCGAACCCAGCGATCCGGGCTGACGGCACGTACACTTGGAGAGGCGTTGTTCCAGCGACGGCCAAATACATCTCCTTCGCCCGCGACGTCTTTGGTGGTGGGTCGGCTGAGTTCACCATCGACAGTGTGTCTTTGCGGGATGTCGTCGGCTTTCACGGCGCGCAGCCGACGGCAGGCGCTCGCCCGACATACCAGAGCACCGGCCTTTCCTTCGACGGCAGCGACGACCGGCTGATGACGACGTTCAAGCCGGGTCTGAGTGGCACGATTATGTCGCGGTTCAATGGAGACGCGCCAAACAGGGCCTTACTCGGATGCACCCTCGGGCCGAACGGACATGCGCGGCTGGTTCTGGACTCGTCGGGCAGGTTGGCGGCGGGGGTTGGCTTGCAAAGCGCTAGTGTCCTCTCAGCCGGGCCTGACCTCCGCAACGCATGGCATGCAGGTGCGGTGAGTTGGGACGGCACCACCGTTAAACTCTATCTCGACGGGTCAGAGGTGTACTCCGATGCACAGGTTGGATCGGTAAACACCACCGTTGACATGGCAATCGGCGCCCTCAACTCGGGAGGCACGGCTACCGGCTTCTGGTCCGGCCAAATTTCCGACGCTCTCGTCATCGACCGCGCAGCGACCCCTGCCGAAATTCTCAAACTTCACAACCATTGGAGCGCCTAAAATGGGCCAAGTCCCTTGCATCATCATCGTCCCCGAGGCTCAAGCCGAGAAGCTGTCCATCGTTTTTCAGGCGATGGGCCGAGGGCCGGACAGCTTCACACAGGGCCGAAAGGTCTGCGCGAAAGATCCTGGCGCAACGCCTGAAACCGCGCCGACGCATCGCCTCATGCAGGACATGAGCGCCACGGCAGAGCTGGAAGCCATGTGGCGGCTGATGGCGGCTGGCGATGCCATGCCGCAGGTCAACTGGGGCGAAACGCCGGGCATCACCGAGGGCAGCGCGATCGCTGCCGCGCAGAGCATGAGCGTGTTTTCTGTGGCAGGGCCGATGCAGACCGTGTGGAACGCCGGGGCAATCCTTGACGGGCAGGGCCTCCAGTTTGTACCGGACCCGGAGATTTAG